CTGAATCCGTTTATAATGCTACAGGAGGAAGCGGCGACATTGAAATCTCCGATTTTACTGTTTCAATTAGCGGAGGAGCTGCTACAGGTCCTTCCTTTACTGCTATTACTAAAAATAGTCAATCTGTTTACGATTTAAGTTTATCTTTTTCTAATACTGCAGACGGAAGCGAAACCCTCACTATAGTACCTGCATCCGCTACGTCTATCTATGACGCTGCCGGTAACGCTGCATCCACTTCACAATCCAATAACACTGCATCTATAAATGATAAATTAACCCCATCATTAAGCAGTGTGGATTTGTCTTCTAATAACTCAATTAAAACCAATTACGCCGGTGCTGATGATGTGGTTAGTCTTAATTTGACTGCATCTGAATCCATTAACCAACCTTATGTAGTTTTTCAATCGGGCGGTGCTGCAATTACGAATTCACCTTCCTATAGTGGTTCCGCAACACAATGGACTGTATCGTATACTGTAAGTAGTTCAGATACAAACGGTGCGGTCAGTTTCACTATAGATGCGTCGGATAATGATGGGAATACTTCACAAAGAACAACTACAACGAATTCAACCAGTGTTACCAAAGTCGGAACAACAAACACTACAGTTACAAGTGGTACATACGGACAAATTATTGGATCTCAGATTGTCGGAACAACAAATGACCGGTCTGGGGGCGCTGTTGCAATGAATGGCGATGGAACCATTATTGGTGTTAATGATGTTGTTGGTGGAACAACTCGTGTTTGGCAATATAGTAATAATTCATGGAATCAACTTGGATCAAACATCAGCGGGTGGTCCAACAACAACAACAGTCAAATTGTTAAAATAAATAATGATGGCACTTTTATTGCTATTGGTTCTCCTTATGATACAACGAATGGCACCCAGAGCGGAGCAGCTGCTGTTTTTCAATACAGTTCGTCCGATAATTCGTGGAATCAACTTGGATCTACAATTTATGCTGACACGGCCTACGTGACGCTTGGAAGTTCAGTTTCATTAAATAATGATGGTACTATTCTTGCCGTTGGGTCGGCACGCTATTCAAGTTATACAGGAATGGTACAAGTTTTTCAATATAGCAATAATTCATGGAGCTTAATGGGATCAGAAATAACTGGAACAGCTACTAATGACAACTTAGGCGAAGTGTCATTAAATGGAGACGGAAGTATTTTAGCAGTAGGTTCAAAGGGCTATAATTCTTATGATGGCGTTGTACGTGTATATCAATACAATAATTTATCTTGGGGTCAAATAGGTTCTGATATTAATGTTCCATCTGGAAGTACATATTTTGGAATATATGTTTCATTAAATGATGATGGAACTATTGTTGCTATTGGAGCAAATCATTCAACGGGAGGATCCAACAGTGTTTATAAATATAACGGAACTTCATGGAATATATTAGGATCTAGCATTTATGGTGGAGCAGGTAGTAGTAGTTCGCAAGAATATTTTGTATCATTAAATGATGATGGAACCGTTTTAGCGGTAGGTGGAGGCGGTTATGATTCAGATTCAGTTAATAATATAGGAGTATTTCGTATTTGGCAATACAACTCAACCGATACTTCATGGAATCTTTTGGGTCAAATGTATGGGACTGATACTAACGAATACATCGGAACGGCAAGGTCAATTTCATTAAATAATGATGGAACTATTATTGGTGTTGGAGGAATGGGTTATGACTCATGGAATGGAAGGACCCGTATTTTTGAAACTGGTGTTCCTTATGAAGCCACAGTAACCATTAATGCAGTCCCTCCTGATTTGACTTCACTAGGCATAGCCTCTAATTATTCCACCACAACTCAAGCAAAAGCTACAAACGAGGTTACGATTTCTCTCCAATATGATATGTCTATAAATACTCCAGTTATTGATATTTCTTCCGGCGGAGTTGCTATTGCCGATACTACTATTACATATGCAACCGTTAATGATAGTAGTCTTAATTGGACTGCCAAATATACTGTGGATAGTGCAGATACCATAGGTGCAGTTACGTTTGCCATTGATGCATCCTCTATTCAAACGGTTACTGACGCTACACAAGTTACACAATCAGATATTACCGATGGTACAACAATGACTATTCTTGAAGGCATCGCCCCAACAATATCTTCTACCACATTAGATTCATTTAATTCAAATATCACTGTCACATTTTCTGAATCCGTATACGCGAATTTAAACGGAACCGGCGATCTTACTACCAGCGACTTTACCGTACAAACCACAGGAGGACAAGCTACCTCGCCCACCTTAACAGCCATATCAAAAACAAGCCAAAGTATTTGGGATTTAAGTCTATCGTATACTGGCGCCGCAAATGGTTCCGAACAAATCACTCTAAACCCTGCGTCTACTTCTATTTACGACGCAAATGAAAACGTTGCAACTACTAACCAATCCAATAATACCTTTAATTTAAATGACATACCCGTTATTTCTTCTGTAGTGGTAAACAAAGATACAGGCGCATTAAATACAAATGTCACCGTAACTTTTACAGAATCTGTGTATAACACCAACGGCGGTTCAGGAGATTTGGAATTATCCGATTTCACCGCAGCCTTATCTGGAGGGGTAGCAACCACACCCGTTTTATCATCCTTAACAAAAACCAGTCAATCTGTTTGGGATATGAGTTTAAGTTATACTGGAGAACCAGCCGGTACGGAAACACTAACTATTAATCCAGTTTCTAATTCTATTTTTAATGCTTCTGGTGTTGAAGTAAGAAATCCACAATCTAATAACACATCTCAATTATATGAAAGATGGATTACGACAGACTCGGCAAATTATTTTAAGAATTCATACGTACAAGGTTTTATAGATGTAAGTGGCGGAACTATACGTACAAGAAATACTACAGATCACTTATTAATTACGGGTGACAGTAGTTTGAACAATGTATCTTTATCCAGCTCTGGCTTGGGTGTTGGAATTGGAGATCATAGTAATGCAGTGGACGTAAGTGGTAATGTTGATTTATCCGGTAATTTATTTGTTACAGGGGATGTAAGTCTTAACAATGCACTCTATGTAAATTCTTTAAATGTGACAGGAACTTCAAACTTTGTATCAACCACTTTTAGTAGTGTTAACAGCACAAGCATAACATATGACGGTGAATTGAAAACAACTGCTCAAATGACGATTAATGAAAGTGACATGAGTCATAATAACACAACACAAGCGATACATGGTGATTTGAATTCCGGAGGTACGTTTAGTTCAGACGTTACTATAAACCCAGCAATGAAATTACCTGGCAATATTTTGATTGTAGATAGTTCAAACAGTGAATATAATTATGGTGCGTATACGATATATTCCGATGCTTATAATTCAAAATACTTTGCTGTTGGAAAGAGTTCATCAAATGTATTTAATATTGTAAATGAAAGCAATGCAGGTGTATATATGAATTCAGGATCAACATCCTTTACGGGAACATCAGATGCCAGACTAAAGAAAAATATTGCACACTTAGAAGATTCTATTGAAAAATTAAATCAATTAAAGCCATGTTCCTTTCAATGGAAAACACAAGAAGATGATAAAAAGCATTTAGGTTTCATTGCTCAAGAAGTAGAAGAAGTATTACCAGAATTAGTTGAAGAAAACACATTGCATGATGGTAGCGTCTATAAAGGTGTGAAAGTAGACGACTTAATTCCGTATTTGCTGCAATACATAAAATATTTAAGACAAAAAATAGATTCCATGAAAAAAAAGGACGATATTTCAGTAAGCACAAATGGTGGTACTATAACACCATTCAATTCTGTTGAATCTTTAGATAAATTAGATAAAATTTAATTGATATAAATATATATAATTATATCAAATTAATGCCGAAAACACGAGATGAAAAATTTACAGAAAGTATGCAAGAATTCTTAGAAAACAATGTTTATATAAATGATGAATATTACAACTTTTATTATAATTTGCAAAACACGACTGAAAATAAAACAAGACATATTCATAAATATTTACTTGAAATATACGGTATTAAACAATCAGAATTTAATACTGGAGAAAATGTGGTTGATATATTGCCTACTACAAATCAATTCATAGAATGTATGAATTTATATTTTGAACCGTATAAATTAACACGTAATAATCTTACACTTTCAAAAATAAAAATAACAATTCTGGGAGACGATGATCCAGTATCAATCATAACATTTAAAGTTATATACTATAAAAACCATCTGCCATTTCCCGTTAAATTATCATTATTGGAAAAATATGCCGTTGAAATAGAGCATTTAAATGATAAATTAGAATACGAAGAAAGGAACAATAGAAAAATAAACAAGTTGCTAAGAAAGGCAAAAGAAAGATTATCTACATCACAAATGAATATAGAAAAAATCTATAAAGAAAACATATTGTTAAAAGAGGAACCGTGTCAATGCCCGATTTGTTGGGAACAGATTGAACACGAAAATATATACGTACCCATTTGTCTTCACCCTGTTTGTAAAAATTGTTTATCTCGCATTACGAAATGTCCATTATGTAGAGATTATTTAGTAAATCATCAAGTGATGGTTTAGGTCCCATTAAATGTAATTATTTTACTCTTTGAAGATTGTTCTGTTGGATTCGTTATTGTACACTGCGATGACGCCAAAACCGAATAATTCGTATCTACATTCGCAATTAAATTAATAGTAGTATTGTTTTTTACATCACTTGTATTTTGACTTGTTACCGCGTCTGTAAAAACAGTGACATTTTCTGTATATGTTAAGGAAAAATTATATGATCTTCCAATAGGTGTTGATAAATTGGGAATCGTGGAAGTTATATAGCCAAGATATATTTGTGCAGAATAAGAGAAATCCACAGAGTTAGATGAGTCAGGTTCTAATTTTAATGAAACGGAAGTAACGTCCAATACTGGTGTTACTGATAAGGTAGAATTGTTTTCATAAAGTACATCCAATTTTGGTGAAGTGATTAATATTGTTACAGAATCTCCACTTGCATCAATCGGAATGTTGTTTCCTTCTATCGTTAATACATAAGGTGTAATATATTCATAAGTAACCGAGCTTTGATTAATACCTTCTTTTATTAACAATGATGCTAAATTGGTTGAAGGTGTTATTGTTGCATCATCAATTGTGATATTTGGTAAAACAAAGAAAGACCATTTTTCTTCAGATTCTGTAGTGGTAATTGCAGAAGCGAATCTGTTGGGTAAATAATTGTATAAAGGAACATCTGGTTCTTCTTGTAAAGTAATGATTGGACCAGGAACATCAGAAGAAGACGTTTTTACAGGAATACTACTAACATCGGCACAAAATAAAACATTTCCTCTATAATTTCCTCTTAGAATCTGCGCTTGTTTTTCTTTTGCAGTTAATTTTCTATCTTGTGTACTATTTTTGTTATATTTTAAAACTTCAACCTTTCTTCTCATGTCTAATTGCATCCTTGTAAAATTAGGGTAGGGGCTTACTTTTTCATTTCTTACAGGCGGTTGTCTGTTTGTTAAAAAAATACGTCTTTGATTTAGAGTGTCGCATATAAGAGTATTTTCCGAAGCATCTGTCATATATATATTCATATTATAAAAATTAATATAATTTTGCCGTATACCATAAATTGGATAAATAATTGTATGATTTTAATTTATTTCTATCAAAGTTGTACGTGTTAAGGTCTGGTCCGGTTGTAATAATGTCATTAATTTCAAAAATAGTTAATGCTTTATTATAATACCTTAAATTAGATATTTTACCATTAATACCTCCATTTTTACAAACATTTACATCATAATAATTTTGAAGTGGTGTTTCTATATATTGTAAACGTCCAGAAACAACACCATTTATGTATACTTCACAAACTGTGTTTTTCATTCTGATAATTACATTAACCCATTTTTTAATAGGTATGTCATGTATTTCTTTTGTATTTTCGCCATTATATCCACTTTCTTCTAATTTTAATCCATTTTTAGAGTCCATTATTACAAACAATGATAACGTATTTGGACTGTTATCCAATTCATTTACCTTTTGTTTTATATATAATCCAGGACCATTAGAAACGTTTGCCACGCCATTTATATCATAAGAATCATTCCCTTTATTAAAAATATGTTGGAACATTTTATAATTGTCGCCGCTATTTAATTCGTTTACGTAAATCCAAACTGACCAAGTGAATTCCATTCCTTCTTCTTCATTGTTGGATCGCTGAATAGTAACAGCATCTCCATCGGCCGGATTTTGAACAACAGTTAAACCGTCGTATCCATCTATCATACCTCTTACAACAAAAGGGTTTTCAGAAGGCGATAAAAAATAGTCAAGTAATAATATCCCTAAACTTAAAATAAAAATAAATACTATTACAATTAAAATCACAAAAGCAAACTTTGCAAACAAAGAATTGGATTTTAGAAATCCACTACTTGCTTCTGATCCACTTTCAACCGTTGCTTTCGCTTTATCTGAAAAATCTTTAAATGATTCATTTACTGTGTTAGATGCATTTTCTAAAGTTCTTGATACATTGTTTCCTATATTTTGTATTTGTTCAGGTACTTTATATTGATTTGCTTGGGGTTGAGCTGGAGGAGGTTGAAAATTCATAATCGTTATATAATACCTTTATAAAACGATTTGACAAAAAATTAAAATATTGATAATTTGGTTTGTTCTACATCATCTTTCTTAATTAGTATATCTAATCCATATCGCGAAAAGAAATTTCTAAATGAACTTTGCCCATTTCCAGCCAAATATTCAGAATGTGCCGTTTCTGGATTAACCGGTCCAGACCAATGTTTAAATTTGGTAACATATGCATCCCACCGGTTGTCACCGCCCAGTTTTATATTATCTGCAGCATCACTTATAGAAGGAACTTCTATGATCGTTTCGCTGGTGGTTTCATCCTCATCATTCGTTGTCTCTTCTACTGTATCTGTATAAGCTCTTCCTGATCTAACTAATTTACCATCTAAATAACAATCCACATACTGGTTATCAACACTTACAATAATGTATACCCACTTTTGTAAAGGAAAATTATCAGTTATTACGAAAGATTTATCTTCTCCGGAATCCATACGAATATCACATTTTAAACTGGGCGCTTGTTCATCTAAATATAATTTTATATTGTTATTTCTTTTATAAAGAGTTTTTGGCGCACCGTTATCCCATGAATTTACATAAATCCATAAACCATATGCATATCTATAACTACCTGGACTATTTCTTATTTCTATTGCAGATATGTTATCATTTAGATTTGCAGATGCGGTCAATTCTACAGCCGTTGCAGTAATCACCCTAACTAAAATATAAATTAATATTATTACAATTACTCCTAAAATAATAACTACGTAATTCATTTATAATAAATACTTATAAATTATTTGTAGGAGGATTTTTTTTCATTAATAAATTGTAATTGCTTATTATTTCTCTATTCGTTAAATTATAATTATAATATCTAACATTTGCGACTGCACCACTCAACCCATTATCACTGCCAAATGTCATCACTTTTGGATCATTCTCTATACTACTTAAATTATCTTTAAAATAAAAACTTCTTTCCAATACACCATTTATATAAAAATCTACGTAATTTGAGCGATAGTTAAATACAAAGTTATTCCATTTTTGATTCGGTATTACAAACTCATAATAATTTGTATTTTCGGTTTCACCCTCTGCCATGTGATCTGAAAAATAAATCCTATACCGGTCCAATCTTATTTCATCATCTTCTTTTGAATCATTATAATACGTTATTTTCGGATTTCCGTCACCGTTTTTATATATAAGTGTTTCTTTATTATACGCTGCCATATTGGTACCATATTGATTTAAAAATACCCACATAGATAACGTATAATTTCTGTTTATTGTATTTTCTCCTGTGTCATTTACAATCGCTTGTCTATTAAATTCATCCACAATATCTCCTACCGGATATACGTTTTCAGAAGTTAAATATATATACCCATTCACAATAGGAACTCCATCCGGTATTACAATCATACTAATAAGTGTAGGCAAATAGAAGTATAATAATAATAAAAGCAATTCAATAAAGAATAGACCAAACACTCGGTTAGATGTTATATTAAATTCATTCAAAATATATCCTACAAAATCAGATACCAAACAAGGAATATAAAATAGTAAATAAATAAAAAAACTGGATATGCCTCTGAACGATTTTATGTAATTTGAGAACACATTGAAAAATATGGCCAACCCCACAATTACAATAAAGGCTATCACTACATAAAAAACATAATTAAATAAAGTATAATAACTTAATATAAAATAGCCGTATAGAAACCCCAATAACACTAATGATATATAATAATAACTATTCCAACTTGGACTGTTAAAATTATTAACTGTGTAAAAAATAATATAACCCAGACATAATAACAATGCAACCACGCCGACAACAAATTTACCAGTTTCTATATTTTTTTTCCTATATGGATCATTTTCATTATCGTAATCGGAATTTAAATCATTCGTAACTACAATAAGTAATAATAAGAATATGATTACATTAAAATACAAATCAATATTTCCGGTTGCCTTTATATTAGCGATTCCTTCATTTGTTTTTAATTTTGTTTTATTAAATGCGTCTGTTGAGGATGTTTTTATTTTTGTAAATAATTCATTTAACTTACTCAAAGCTCCTTTATTACTATCACTCATTATATATTCTCCTTATATTATTTTTGAAAATAGTATAAATAAATTTTTTGTTTTAAATTAACAATGATCTATATTTTCATCACATCCCTTTTATTTTTTTCTTTACACCTATATTTATATAACAGCAATTATAAAAGATATATATGTAATGATAATTCAAAAAGTTTGAAAAACAGTAAAATTATCTTTTATTTAATTTCTGGAACTAAGAATTTCATATTGTTTATTGTATTTTTTTACAATTATTTAAATACTGATCATGTAAATGTAAATCGTGTTACTTATGAATCCACAATTATTACGACGTGTCTAAATATTTATAGCGGAAGTTCACTATATGATATTTACGTATACACTTTTCATAGAGAATTTAAAACAGATATCTTTATTCATCATTTCTTTTCAATATTATCATCGGTGCTAATTATGTATTACAATAGCCATATTTATTATGTTGGATCTCTGTTATTATTAAATATAAATACGGGTTTTTTAGACATTCTATTTTATCTTGAATATTTCCCAGAAAGAAACAAACCACATATGTATATTTTTGGTATTTGTTATATCATAACTTATATTCTTTTTAGACTTATTCATATTCCATATATAATGTATATTCACTACTTGGATTTTAACCAGTTTAAAGAAAACAATAACGTATCTCTCTATTATATTGCATTTTATATTTTGCTTATTTTTTATTCACTTCAATTATTCTGGTCTTATAAAATTTACAAAAAAACCATCCGAACACTTACAAATTCTCCATAGCCGTTTTTTCTCCATGACATTCTCTACACAGTGCTACTAAATTATCTACGTGATTACTACCACCCGTTTCAAGTCTAACTTTATGATCTACTTCAAACCAAGCATTTAATTGATTTTTACAATTTCCACAACACCAATTTTGTCTGGAAGCTACAAATTTTTTCTTGGTTTCACTTACTGATCTTTTTGTGGCCTTTTTACCAGACTTCATTAATCTTTGTGTTTGCTGATCCTGGTGTGCTGAAACTACCGGGTAATTTATTTGACCACCATCCAAACTCCTATACTGATTATTTTCTGTGAATTGCTGTTTTGATGTAAAATCTAATATTGGGGATATAAAACTGGATGTACTTTTATCTATTGGTAAATACTTTAAATAATCGTTTGATACCTTCGCCATTTCTCTTGCCCGCAACGGATTCTTTTTGAATAAAATATACAACATAAGTGCCGCAAACACTACGCCAGCCATTTGATAATATTTTTTCCAAGAATATAATAATTTTAAATATTTGCCGTCTGTGTATATGTTTGCAATAATGAATGCTGTTATAATTATTATAATTAATTCAAATCTCATTAATTATAATATAAATAGAAATTATTGTTATTTGTAGGTATAATATATTAGTACTATTAGTAGGACAATAAAAATAATAAATAAATAATGCTTTCTCATGTTTATTTTTTCAGCTAAATGTACATATTTCGGTTTGTATTTATTTCTGTATTTGTCAAGTGCTATTTCTAAACTAATTTCGGGTTTTCCGATATGTACATTTATTTTGTTGTGTATGAAATGCATCCATTTTACAAAAGATTCTCTACTGTTTAAATACGGCGTTACTGGATATTTGTCTAAAAGGTTACTAAATGTGTTAGATATATCTTCATTTGGAATAAATAACGGTAAATTTTGAATGAACTCGTAATATTTTTTGATTGTCACTTCATTTGGATGTAATGGATAAGATTCGGCAATCGTATGTAAAAAGAACCAATAATGAGGCCCCCAGACTTTAGGATCAAAATACATTGCTTATTTATAAATATATAAAGATATTCTATTATTTATTATATCGTATTAAAATTATGAATGAATCTTATTGTAACAATTGTGGGAAAAAAGGACACCTCTATAACCAGTGTAAAATGCCAATAACAAGCATTGGGGTTGTTGCATTTCGTTTTTTTAATAATGAATTGCAATTCTTGATGATTAGAAGAAAAGACACTTTGGGGTTTATTGATTTTATGAGGGGTAAATACAATGTACAAAACAAAGACTATATTAAAAATATGATTATGCAAATGACGGATGATGAAAAAGACCGTCTTAAAACAAAAACATTTCCCGAGTTGTGGAGTGATGTCTGGGGCGATTCTAATATTTCAAATCAATATAAAAGTGAAGAATCTATTTCCAATGAAAAATTTGCATTACTCAAAAATGGTGTTTCTTTGAAAAATATGTCGTATTCTTTATTATCTATTATTGAAGAATGTAACAATGAGTACTTATGGAAAGAACAAGAATGGGGATTCCCAAAAGGGCGCCGAAATTATCAAGAAAAAGATTATGATTGTGCGATAAGAGAATTTTCCGAAGAAACTGGGTATTCTAAAAAAAACTTATTTAATATAAAAAATATCTATCCGTTTGAAGAAATCTTTACTGGATCCAATTATAAATCTTACAAACATAAATATTATTTGGCTTTTATGAAAAAAGCAGACACTTTACAAACAAACAAATTTCAAAGATCTGAAGTGGATAAAATGGAATGGAAAAATTACAAAGATTGTATGTCTGTTATACGCTGTTATAATTTAGAAAAAAAACGGGTCCTTACTAATATATACCAAACTCTCAAAAATCTACCATTAATTTATTTAAATGGTAATTAATCAAAGAAATATGTATATAAAATATATATTCATATTTCATTTATATTATGACAACCAAAAAGGAAAAGAAAAATAGTAAAAATAATACCAGAAAAAAAACTGGCGGGTCCGGTGATGATATCCCATGTGGTATTAATAGTAAAGGGGAAAATATCAAATGTCCACCTAATCATAGATGTGAAATCATGCAAAATGGAAAAAAACTTTGCAAAAAATCTGTTGATATTAAATTAGAATATAATAATGAATCCTTTACTATTCAAGTCCCTTGGAAAAGACATGAAAAGTGGCTGTCTTATATTGATGTTTTGAACCAAAATATTGCTGTCATTAAAGAACTCTTAGGAGATAGAAAAATGAATATTCAAAAATTAAAAGACATTAATCAAGAAATTAAAATAAATATAAACAATGAAGATCTTGTAAACCCATTAAAATCCGCTAACAATAAAGAAGAACTTGTTATTCAAAACGTATTGTTAAATCATATACTTTTTTTACAAAAACAAGATAAAATAAATACAACAAACCCTTCGCTTGCAGAATCTAATAAAGACGACATGGGCAATACAAAGGAAAGCCCGGAAGAAAACACATCCACAGAAGTCAATGAAATCGGTTTACAAGACGCCGAGAAAATGTCCGTTTCTGAACTTTTAGAAACACCTTATTTAAAAATTGTTGATAATTCACAATTTGAAGAAAAACAAAGCGAACTATCGCCTGAAGAACAAAATTATATTGATAATATTAATGATTTACAAGCAAACATTAAACCATTCCCCGGAGAAGATAATCTTAAAGAATATAATAAATTCCTTTTTGAAAGTGAAAAAACCCATCATGATTTTTTGAAAGGTAACACCAAGTCTTTTGATTTTTTATACCCCGAATATGATGATCCCAATTTTAATATTAAGATCGCAAAAAGAAAAGAATTCTTTGATACACAATACGACGGCACTATTTATGACGTAAAAACACATGCTGAAAAAATGTGTAATGCTACCTTTGAATTATTACCTCATCAATTATTTGTTAAAAACTTTATGTCTATTCAAACCCCTTTTAATAGTCTGTTATTGTTTCATGGTCTTGGAACCGGTAAAACATGTTCTGCTATCGGTATTTCCGAAGAAATGAGAAGTTTTATCAAAAATATTGGCTCCATGCACAAAATTATTATTGTTGCTTCACCTAACGTACAAAACAACTTTAGATTACAATTATTTGATGAAAGAAAATTAAAACTTGAATCTGGCGTTTGGAATCTAAATACATGTGTTGGAAATGAATTATTAAAAGAGCTAAACCCTTCCCAATTACAAGACATACCCAGATCCAAAGTTGTCAATCAAATCAATGCTCTTATTAATCAATATTACACATTTAAAGGTTACGGAGAATTTGCAAATTATATTAAAAAAAAAACCATGGTCAATGATGAATTAAATCTTACTGCAAAGGAAAAGAAAATCGCAGAAATTAATAACATTAAACAACACTTTAGTAATCGTCTTGTTATTATTGATGAAGTCCATAACATCTCTTCTATTCAAACAAATAAAGAAAACAAAAAAACCTCGTACATCCTTAAATATGTTTGTAAATATGCCGACAATATGAGATTATTATTATTATCTGCCACACCCATGTACAATTCTTATCGTGAAATTATTTGGATTACTAACTTGTTAAACATTGTGGATAAAAGAGCCGAAATACGCGAAGAAGATGTTTTTGACAAAGAAGGTAATTTTATTGAACAAAAAACAAATGAAGAAGGACTTGTCATTGAAGGCGGTAAAGAACTATTAAAAAGAAAATTAACAGGATATGTTTCATATGTAAGAGGAGAGAACCCATACACATTTCCTTACAGAATATACCCAGAATTGTTTGATAATACGCATGTTCTTGAAAACTATCCTTCTACTCAAATGAATAATAAACCAATAGATACACCTCTCAAACATACACCCGTTTATATCAACAAATTCGGATCTTATCAAAAAGCCGTTTACAAATTTATTATGAATCATCTGAAAAATAAAACATTCAATACTGGATTTAAAAATCTTGAAGAAAGAAAATTACCCAACTTTGAGAACATGGAATCTTTTGGGTACACTTTACTATCAAATCCTATACAATCTTTAAATATTGTGTATCCACACAAAGACTTTGATAAATTAAATCTTGTAGAATCCGAAGATATTGGAGAACCCAGTGAAGAAATAGAAGAAAATACAGCAGAATCTGAAGAAATTGGAGAACTCACCGAAGAAACAGAAGAAAATACAGCAGAATCTGAAGAAATTGGAGAACTCACCGAAGAAACAGAAGAAAATACAGCAGAATCTGAAGAAATTGGAGAACCCACCGAAGAAAATACACAAATTGGAGGTGCTGAATCTGAAGAATTGGAATCGGCGAATACAGAAGAAAACAATCTTGTTTCAGAAGAAGACGAAATAAACCTTGAAAACAATGAATTATTGATCAATTCTATGCTGGGTTCTCAAGGACTCTTAAATATTATGTCTTATGATAAAATAAATTCACCTTACATGTTAAGATATAACTTTCAATATAAACCAGAAATAGAAAATGAATTCGGAAGATTGTTTTCTATAAATGAAATTGGAAAATATTCTGGGAAGATAGAGAACATTTGTAATATTGTTCAAAAATCTAAGGGAATTATCATGATTTATTCACAATATTTAGATTCCGGTATTGTACCCATTGCTTTAGCTTTGGAAGAATTAGGATTTTCCAGATTTGGTACTGCAAGTCATACAAAATCATTATTTAAAAAACCACCAAGTAAATTTATTGATTCTATAACGATGAGACCGAAAGATGAATCTGATAATAAACAATCTAATTTCAGTCCGGCAAAGTATGCTATGATCACTGGTGATAAATACTTTTCACCAAATAATTCAGCAGACTTAAAATACATTACAAGTCCATCAAATAAAAATGGAGAAAAAATAAAGGTTGTTTTAATTACGAAAGCAGCGGCAGAAGGGTTGGATTTTAAAAATATTAGACAATTACATATTCTTGAACCATGGTATAATTCAAGTCGTACTGAACAAATTATTGGAAGATGTGTTAGAAATTTAAGTCATTGTGAATTACCGTTTGAAGAAAGAAATGTTGAAATATATTTACATGCTACAAATCCGATTGACAATAAAGAAACCACTGATTTATATATTTATAGATATGCTGAAAACAAAGCAATACAAATCGGTAAAATTACAAGATTGTTAAAAGAAAGCGCAGTGGATTGCATTTTAAATATTGGTCAAACGAATTTAACCTTGGAAAAACTGAATGCACAATCCAATGGACAACAATTTGAGATATCCTCTTCTTCATTAGAAGATCAAAAAATCACTTATCAGATAGGCGACAAACCGTTCACCGCTTTATGTGATTATATGGATACGTGTAATTATACATGTAATCCGGATTTAGATTTACAAAATGTAAAATTGTTTAAGAACACGTACAATGAGCAATTTGCAAAAATGAATTACCCTAATATTATAAAACGCATAAGACAAATAATGAAAGAACAAAATTTCTACAAGAGAGACGATTTGATTCAATTGATAATACAAAGTCATAATTATCCGGTAGAACATATTGATTACGCATTATCCAAAATGGTTGAAAATAAAACAGAGTATGTGTTGGATAAATACGGAAGATATGGGTTTTTAATAAATAAAGAAGATTATTATGTTTTCCAGCCCTTTGAAGTTACAGACAATTATGCGTCTTTATATGAAAGAGAACTTCCGGTGGATGATAAAAACAGTTTTCTGGAAATAGAATTGCCAATTGAAAAAGTGAATAAAGAAACCACCGAAAAAGAATCTTTTTCAGAATCAACAAATACAAATAATTTTGATGAAATTATTGAAAAAATACAAAACCTTTTGCAAATTGTTTTTGAAATTAATAAGAATTATACGAATTACAACATGGAATTGGAAAAAATCACAAAACTATCTGTTAGTGAAAACAATAAACTCAAAAAGAAATATAATTTAAAATCCAATTCATCTGATTGGTACGAAAATATTGGTATTATATCAAACCTGTTGATTGGACAATACAAATTTACAGAAAACAATATACAAGATTTTACAATTAGCCATTTTTTAGATACAATGTCATTAAATGATCATGTTGTTTTAGTTAATAAAATATACAATACAGATTTTAAAAATGATTTTGCCAATCATACATACATTGTATCATATTACAATAATCTATATTTTGAAAAAAGTGGGAAAAAATTAATTATTTTACCAGACCATAAAAAATCCGTTTTATTGGTGTTTGATGACATAAACAATAAATGGAATGAAGCTAAAGAAACAGAAGTTATCAGATATAGTTCTGAAATTCAAAACAAATTCAGTATTTCAAGTGAAAAAATAAATATGATCTTTGGATTCATGTACCCTATGAAAGATAATATTGTATTTAGAATAAAAAATCTAAAAAATGATAAAAACAATACAGGAGCGGCTTGTGAAAAAATTGGTAAGGTAGATATTTTACACCGTTTAAAACCATTACTACAAGATAATCCACACAAAGCAACAGATTGGCCAAAATACGACTCTAATGCATTAAATAAACTGTCAAAACCCAATTTGTGTGTCTTTATTGAATGCATCACTCGTTTCTATAATTTATCAAATACAAATAAATATTGGTTTTTAAATACAACGCTGGCTTTAACAAATTCAGTGGTTAGTAAATAAAATTGATTTTTTTATTTAACTATTATAATAAATAAAAAATGTCTGTTTCTAACAAAATTACTTTAAAACATATTGTTAGCGTAGTAAAGCACGCGTATAGTAGCCCAAAAATGCCAACTGTTTTAGGAAGATGGATTCGTTACGATGATGATGACGAAAAAATAAAACTTAAAGTACATTATTCAAACGAAGATCACTGTGGTACGTGTAGTGAGTATTCTCTTGAAAAATTATCAAATTACGATAATAATGAAAAACAACAAGTAAAGGAAGTGTACCCGTTAGTTGTTGATAATAACAATAAACTTGTATTTGTAAGTCCAAGACAATTACAGCCTTTTCGTTCTATAAATAATTAATAACCTTTAATAAAAAATTGAAAAGATATAAAGTTTTTTTATGGAGGTAATATAACATGGCTACTCAAGAAAATAGAAAAATTTATGGTGTGTACATATCTTCCGTATTAACTTCAAAAGTCAGTTTATCTATCAATGAAATTGGAAATAATTTAAAGAGAAATTTAGAAAAAGTGATTCAGTATGACAATGAAGGTAAATGTACACCAGAAGGTTTTGTCAAACCGAATTCAGTAAAAATTATATCTTATTCTTCTGGGAATGTACAAAACGAGTATGTTATTTTTCAAGTGGTATATGAGTGTATGGTATGTTATCCTGTTGAAGGAATGTTAATAGAATCTGTTGTTAAAACAATAACCAAAGCTGGAATTCACGCGGAAGTGATTGAAGAAGATGGTACTGTTCCGGTAACTGTTTTTGTATCAAGGGATCATCATTCTAACGATAGAAAATTTTCGCAAATCAAACTTGGAGATAAAATTAAAGTTTCTGTGATAGGTAGTAGATTTGAATTGAATGATAAATTTATTTCTGTCATTGCAAATGTAGTTTACGATAAACCCAGAAAGTAAATTTAGATTATTTATTTATTTTTTCATATTAAAAAATAAATTTAATATATATGCAACCAAAAAAAAATAAGGATGGAGTTGTAATATTTAAAGATTACCCCGATTTCAGACCAAATTTAACGCCAAAAGAAATCTTTAAATTGGGCAGTTTTGGAGGTACATACTGGAGACCCATTTATTCAAAAGTCACGAAAAAAAAATATAAAAACCAACACAAAAAATATCCGGAATCGTGGTGGAAAGGTATTCCGGAAAATCATTTAACAAGCGATTGGGACAGTTATGATAAATCTATAAATAAATATAATGTCAAGGTCGGAACTACCTTAGAGTTTTGGGAATGTAAAAAATGGATTGACAAACAAAACCCTTACGGTTGGATGCAGTGGTATTGTGATTTTTATATAGGCGAACGTGGAGAAGACGATGAACGCCAAATTGACAGGTGGAAAAAAACAGCAGGACCAAACAGTAGATTTAGAAGAGCATTGATTAATTTAATAAATAAAAAAAATACTACGTTTGATGATTACACTGTTAGTCCAAAGATTAGACAAGTTCTACAACATTGGGGATGTGTATTAACACAAAAAGACCTTGAAAAATAATTTTTTTATGCAGCTTGAGAATGCATTAAAACACCTTTCGTAGGATTTAAACACATTTGTAAATTAGGGAAAACTTGACCTGACAAACATTTAGATGCATCATTTACTTCTACACATCCTCTTTTACCTTGGTATTCTCCTACAAGACACCATTTAGATTTATCAGAGGTAATTGGCTTTTGTATAGGAGTTTCACTTATATCTGCTTTTGGTTCGTTTTTCATAAATTGTCCTAAACTTACATCAGTTTTAGTATTTAAAGTGGTATCTAATTGATTTTTAGCTGCAGGATCTACATTCTTCTCACTTCCTCTTTTTAATAAATCAGCAAGAGAATCTACCGTGCCTCCTGCAATATCAATACCGGTTTTTGCAAAGGCAGTGGCAACATCCTCTGTTTTATCCAGTATGGTACCAGTTGTATACCCAAATACAGATAATATTTGTGATATTAATGGCGTAAATATATTAATTATAACTTGCATAAAATCTCCTAAAATAATTAATAGGTTGATACCGAGAAAAGATAGAACTAACAATCCTGTTAAAATTACGATTACCAAATTTTTACCTGAAAAAAAATCATTGTTTGTTGTCATCATTTTATTTTCATTTTTGAGTGGACTTTGAGATTCATCAAATGAACGATTCATAATATATACTTTAATCTGATTTTTTTCGTTAACTTTAATATTTAATTCATTAAAATAATTTAAACACTCGTTTATATTTATAATATAATTGCCTTTACTATAATAATGGGATTGTTTAGTATGCTTGAATCTGCTTTCTTTATTACTTTAGGTATTAGCTGTGTTTTATTATTAATGCTTATTTATCATTTTAAACAGCGAGTTACCAAGTTAGAAAAATCAAATGAAACTACATTTGAAATTATGAACAATATGGTGCAAGAAATATCCAGTCTAAAAATGACCATGCAATCTATGGTACCGGTTACAAATATAGATAATTATGAATATCCAAATGGTTCTTTCCAAAAAGTGAATGTTTCTCTAAATGAAACAGACAGTGTGAATGATGAATTGACAGATGATTCTTCGGAGGAAGAAGAAACTGACAGTGAAAATGAAGAAGACAATAACGAACAAGACAGTTCTGACGACGAAGAACAGGATGAAGAGGAAGATGGAGAAGATGAAGATGAGGAATCTGTTCAAAATGATATTAAAGTTGTTAATGTGGAGGTGGATGAAAACCTGGATGCTGACCAATTCATTGAAGATGTTGTTGAGAATGATGAATTAAATGAAAATGATGAACTTGTTGAAATTGATACCGATAAATTAGAAGATATTCAAATTAATAAATTAGAGGCAATGAAGACTTTAGAAGAACCTGTAAATACGGATATTATAAATAAAAAAGAAGTGTATAAAAAGATGAATGTTCCTACATTGAAAGCGTTAGTCATTGAAAAAGGTTTAGCAAGTGAAGTTAGTAAATTAAAAAAAAATGATTTAATACAATTATTAGAATCTAATTAAATAAAAAGTATTCTTTTGTATATATATATAATGTTTTCTAATGCACAAACTCTTGAATCGGCGTATCCTTTAAAAGAAGACCCTGTACCATTGTCAAAAAGAGGATATCATACGAATAATAAATACGATAGTGTTCCGCCATTAATGAATGATGGAAGATCATTAATTTCTACAAACCAATCCAACAGTGTTGAAAATACAAAACTGTTACAAGATAACAACATCACATCTAATTGGCAATACAGAAAATATTTAACACAAAACGCTAAAAAGATTATAGATTCTAATTATTTAGCGTCTACGGACAACGGTTTCATCAATGTACCTTTAGATATTCCCAGCATTGGATCTAATCATGCTACATTCGTTACAAATACACCCTACAAATTTAAATCTATTATAGATAAAAATGCCGAAGAACCCGAACCAACAGACTTGAAAAAAACGTATTTAACCAGAGAACAACTGCAATCTCGTAAAATTTCACCAGCGATTACACAAGAAGAATTACTAAAAAAATAAATAAATAAATAGTTTACTTGTTATGAAACATAAAATGTTATTTATATTTCATATAATGAAAATTATTAGTTTTGATGTTGGTATAAAAAACATGGCGTATTGTTGTTTATTATTATCTGAAAATAATGTTGAAATCATTGATTGGCAAATTATTAATTTAATGAACACGGAGACTCCATCTTCAATATTATGCAACTGCGTAATGCCTACAAAATCAAAAAAACAAGCACCAAAGATATGTAATAAAAAAGCCAAATATTCTAAAGACAATGCATATTTTTGTGAAAAACATGCCAAAACATGTAAGTATATTTTACCAACCAATGAAAACAAACTCTCTTTTCTTAAGAAACAAAAAATAGATACATTAATGCAATTATGCAACCAACATTTTTTGTATTTTCAAAATAAACCCAAAAAAGAAGATATTGTAAACAAATTGGAAACATTTTATAAAAATAAATGTTTAGAAAAAATTAATATACCCAAACGATCGGCTTCGCAAGTTGATTTAGTTGAAATCGGAAAAAACATGAAATATCATTTTAATAATAGAACGTGTTTCCAAGATGTCACTCATGTTATTATTGAAAATCAAATCTCACCCATTGCAAATCGTATGAAGACAATACAAGGAATGCTTGCACAATACTTTATTATGAAAAATGATACGATTGTTATTGAATTTGTTTCATCATCTAATAAATTAAAACAATTTATAACCTCCTCTTCAGAAGATAAAAACTCTTATAAAAAAAACAAAAAAGACGGGGTTTTCTATACACAAGAAATCGTTGATAACAATGTTATATACACAGATTGGAAAGAAACGTTGCGTGTTTCAAAGAAAGATGATTTAGCTGATTGTTTTTTACAAGGACTTTGGTACTTTAAACACAATAATATAATATCTTATGCGGACAATTTAAAAATAAATATTGTATAATTATCATAATGAATATTAATCTTAACGATATTGATGCAGAACCTGTTGAAATTAGTTTAGGAGCCGATTCAAAACCTACCGTTAATTTTGGAGACGGTATAGAATTACTTATGAATGATAAAAAACGTACTTCATCCAATGATAATTTAAATGTTGAATTGGGTGATTTAGACAATTTAGAAAAAGAATTAAATACATTATCCGGGTCTGATTCAAATAATGAAAATAAAAAATCTTTATCTGGTATTACCAGTGATCTTTTTGGTCTCGGAGGATTTACAAAAGTAGAAGACGAAATACAGCTGGAAACGGAAAAAATAAATATTGATTTAGAAAATAATGATTCAAATTTAGGCAATGCTACCAGAGAAAGTATTGGTGTTTCTAAGACCTGGGATGGTTTCACTAAAATGAACGAATTTCCACAAGCTCCGCCACCCATGAATAATATGTCAGATCGTGAAAAAAGAAGAAAAAAAAGACTTATGTTGAAGAAAATGGAGGAATGGAGTGATAAAGGACATTTTAAAATGAATAATTTATCCATGGATTCTTCTTTTGAAGAAATAGAAGACGAATATGAAACTGTTCTTGAAGAAAAACGAAGAAAAGATTCTATTAAACTACAAGGATGGTGGTTTATGACTTTTGTCAATTCTATTGAATATGCAAACGCCGCATTTAACCCTTTTGATTTAAATCTTGATGGTTGGGGCGAGCAAATCAGTGAAGATATTGATTCCTACGATGAAATATTTGGAGAATTACACGAAAAATACAAAGGTGGAAAAATGGCACCCGAATTGTCCCTTTTATTACGTGTCGGTTTCAGTGCTGCCGTTTTAAATTTCTCAAATAAAGCATTGTCCAGTGCTACCCCAGCGTTTAATGATGTTATTAAACAAAATCCTGAACTTATGCGTATGTTTACCGATGCTACTGTAAATACTATGAGCCAACAATCACCTGGTTTTGAATTTGCAAACAATATGATGCAGGAACAAAATAACAGACCTCGTGGACCTCCTCCTCCCGCTCCTGTTGAAACTAAAAATCAACCTCCCCCATCAAGACCTGGAATGACGTTTACTGAAACTCCCAGCAATCGTCCTGATATTAATGCAGGTAGAGGAAGCATGTTTAGAGAAAAAGGAGTTGAAATTAATCAAACCGGATCCAGTGTAAACAATATTGAACAAACAAAAAGTGTACGACCACGTCCTGAAATGAAAGGCCCACAAAATAGTGATATTGATGATATTTTATCTGGATTAAAAACAAGAAAGGTTGACATACAAAAAGAAAACAGCAGTGAAGTAAGAGGGAATGAATCTTTAGTTTCTGTTTCTTCTTTGAGAGATTTAGAAAATACAAATATCCCCTCTAAATCTAACAAAAGACGAAACCGATCCGATAAAAATATTATTAGTTTAGATATTTAATATTCATTTAATGTATACTTATTTAAATATAATGGCCGAATCTGAAAAAAACACCAGAGAAGAATTATTAGCATCAGCGTCTCTACCCTATTACACAGATGCGGATGGTATACTCAACTATGTCAACACGTTACCTCCAACAATCCAAGACCTGCATTCTCGTAACAAAGAACAGGGTAAAAAGTTTGAAGAACAAATAAAGATTCTTAACAAATTACAAAAAGAACATAATGATAAGAATAAAAAAGATGCTACTATCCTAAGTGAAGTTGTTAACAAAACGTTTGATAAAAACATGAATAATAGTGAAATTATAAAATTATTGACAAATGAAGAAAAACAAAAAATACTACGTAGAATGGAACATCAAAAAAGCATTCAACAAGCGAAACAAAATGACTCCCTTTTTAATTCTGTAATTGAAAATATGAAACCAGAAGAAGCCAACATGTATATAATGCCTCCTGAGCAACAACAATATATCGGACGAGAACATCGAAGACTAAAAAACCGACAATATGAAGAAGACAAAAAAAGAAAACATAAAATTTACAATGACAATTTCAGAAAAAGAAAAATAGAAGAAAAACAAAAGGAGCTGGAAAAGAATGAAATCGTAAATACACTTATGAGCAATAAAATTCCGAATAAAGTGTTAACCGAAGAAATAATGCAGGATTTTGGAGTTTCCCCTCCCAAAAATAATAAAAAGACACGGAGGAAGGGTGGAGATAAAAAAAGTAAAAAATCAAAATCTAATAAAAAGAATATATCAAAACGCAAAATAAGTAAAAAGAAAAAAAATTGAATGATATACTTTTATATTCGTTTCGTCATTTAAAAGATAATGAAATATATTATTGCGTATAATCTCCTCTTCTATTTTACTCTTACAAGAATAAAGATTCCTTTCTTCCAAAACAAAACCATTACATTGAATTGGCCAAACAAAATAATCATTATACCTTTTGAACTGGATGATATGGTTTTTCAAATGATTCACAAATAAACATATAAAATGATATAATAATATATAAATTATTATATACATGATATTAAGCATTCTATTTTTTTATATTTTAACCATTCAATCTATTAAACTGGTTACCAAACCAAATAAACAGTTTTATCAATTCAATGGAAATTTTTATTGGAAAATTGGTAAATCTAACAAATATAAAAAAACGGAATTACACAGAACATTGTTCAACAACTATCCTATCTGTATTTATAGAGACAATTATGGTAAAATGGTAGCCATTAGTGATATTTGTGTTCATAGAGCTGCTGCACTTTCATACGGTAAATTACTAAATAACAATTGTGTACAATGTCCTTACCATGGATGGGAATATAAAAACGGAAAAATAATAAACCTTCCTGGATGTCCTGAAATAAAGAAAAATTTTGGGGTTCCTAATTTTGAAATTCAAGAAATCAATAATGATGTTTTCATTTGCCCTACATATGATCTAAATAGTATGAATGGTATAAATACTTCTATACCGATATACACACCACCAGAAGCGCATGACAACTCGTTTGTCAGAGTGCAAGGTCTAAAACACATTAAAAGACCTCATTTTTTAATTACCGAAAATGTTTTGGATATGATGCACATAAGTTATGTACATTCTTTCGGAAATCAAATTTCACCAATACCTTACGAAGTTAAATATGAAGAACTGAATGATTATTCTGGAAAAACCACATTTTATTATACCGCAGGACCCACAAGTATGTCTTCTATTATTGGAAATGCAAAACAAGTTAAGGTTGAAAATGAATTCCATTTACCCGACACCACGGTTACACGAGTTTTTGCTGGAAAAATCGTTAAAACCATTGTTACGAACTGCTACCCTATTGGAAAAAACGAATCCATTCTACATTTTGATCTTTATAGAAATTTCTTAGAATTTCCTGTATTTGATTGGTTATTTCAAAAACAAATGGATATTACGTTGCAAGAAGATATTGACATTATTAATGGTATATATGATAACCATATACGAGGTTTTATGAACACTAAATATGACGTCACACAACTGAAATATAGAGAAAAATGGAACAAATATTTTATTAATGAGAAAAAATATAGCCAAATGAAAAAAAATAATTTAAACCCATAACATTTTATATTCTATGAATTTAATTACTTGTTTAAATTGTCAAAATGTAATTGGTTTAGATAACACTATTCCTTGGCATTTATCGTCTGATTTAAAAAGATTTAAACAGTTAACTAATGGACATATTGTTGTTATGGGAAGAAAAACATACGATAGTCTACCCATAAAACCATTGAGAAATAGAATCAATGTGGTTATTACCAGATATCCTGAATATTATCAAAACCAGTCAGATTTATATTTTATTGATTTAAAAAGTTCTCTTCGTTTTTTAAAAAAGCTACAAAAAACGTTATTAAAAGAAATCTTTATTATTGGAGGAAGTAGTATATATAATTATTTTTTCCAATATTGTGATATTTTTTACATTACCAAAATCTATAATGAATGTAAAGGAAACGTGTACTTCCCTTTTCACTATAAAATTTTTGAAAACCATGAAAAATTTCAACTATTAAATGTTCCATCATTATTAGAAGAAAAAAACATTTATTATACATTTTTAGATTTTAAGAAAATAAAGTAAACGTATTTAAAAAATATACTTTATAATTTACAATGCTATATATTTATGCAAAAATGTTGGACGTTCTTCTTTTCCTTTTTATCAAGTACAACGAAGTAGCTGTATGTATTGAAAATTACTATACAGATTGTTATGATAAAAATCAGTATTTACAGATTGTTCACAACGCAACAAAATATTCTTTTTTATGTTTGTATTGTTATTATAAAAACTATCAAGTTGAACCCTTTAAAAAAGAATGGATAAATAGCGTTATCTGTTTTAACAATGACATAGTAGAATGTTATAAAAGTATTTCAGAAATTGATTCTTTACAAAATTACAATGATTCTTCTTGTTATAATCATATTTTTGAAATGTATATGATGAAATACAAAGATCACTATATTTACAAACATACTCCATATAGACTGAAAAATATTGATCCTACAACTATAACAGCAGTACAAAACCCGTTCTTTAGTATCAATTACAAAGATCTTGATTCTGAATTAGAAATCAGTATAGAATTACCCAAAAACATCTTTATTTCTGGAAATGAAATATGTTCGTTTCCTTTTTTAAAAAGATGGTTTACCTATAATATTAATTATGCAAAATTTAATTCAAATTATGAATTAAACATCTTTGGTTTTGATTTTAATTCTCATTCTTTAGATGCGTCTCAATATATTTTATTATCGGAATCGGGGTTTACCGTTGAAAAAATTAAATGATATAAAGAATTATATTAATATAATATAAGGGTGTAATGGATACGGTGAGTGCTCCAACCCAACTTCATAGCTTGAATGATAAATGGGATATGTATTACCATTTACCACAAAATAATGATTGGAGTTTATCAAGTTATGTCATTATTAAAAACGAAATCAATGATATAGAGTCTATTATTAAGATCAACGAAGAAATGCATGACAATATTATTAAAAATTGCATGCTATTTGTTATGAAAAATGGTATTACGCCTATGTGGGAAGATAAACAAAACCGTAATGGTGGTTGTTTTTCGTATAAGATTAATAATAAATACGTTGTAGACGTATGGAAAACATTGTTTTATTTGATGTGTGGAAATTCCATTTGTGTAAAACCTGAACATAACAAACACGTGAATGGTATTACAATATCTCCCAAAAAAAATTTTTGTATTGTTAAAATTTGGATGAACACCTTTCAATTCCAAGACCCTTCCATTATTACACCTATACCTAATTTATCTATTGTCGGTTGTTTGTTTAAAAAACATGAGCCTGAATTTTAAAATTGATATCTTTTCTTATTATTTATCTATATAAATAATATGGTGTCTATTTTTATACCAGCGTGTAATTCATCAATTGAATTCTCGGTTGGTAAGAACATGCATGATAATATTGATATAATAAGACATGCATCACCCAATGATATTTGGTTTCATTTGGAGGACGACTCATCTTGTCACGTAATTGCACATCTACCACCGAGCCTAAACAAAAAACAAAAACACAAGATCATTACACAAGGTGCTGTGTTGTGTAAATCTCATTCGCGTGCAAAATCCAATGCAAATACGCCTATTTGTTATTCCGAAGTTAAAAATGTCACTCCTACGGATATTGTAGGTACAGTCCAGGTGACAAATAAAAAAATTATTATCATATAATTTTCTTTGTTTTTACAATACTGTTTCACGCTTTATATCCGTACAATGTATTGGTCTCTTTGTCACATCCATATCATTTAACGCATTTGTAAATATTCGTTGCATTCCATGTATAAATATAACTTATTTAAATATGGAAAAGATTTGAAAAGGTTGAGCCTACAGTAGATTAGTTAGATTGGCGACCACCTTTTTTAGATTTATTTTTTTTAGATCTATTTTTTTTACTCTTTTTGTTTCTTTTATGCTTAAAAGTTTGTTTTAGTTTTTTTTTTCGTCCTCC